GCTGTGTCACCTTTTATCTTTTTGATTACGCCAGAACTATCATCGCCATCTTCGTCTTCGAATGTTACGGAATCGCCTTTTTTGAATTTGGACTTATTATCGTCATCGTCATCATCGTCTTTCTTTTTCTTGCCCTCGTCTTTTTTCTTTTTGCTCTTAGGCTTTTCATCGGCGTCATTATCTTCATCCGAAGCCGTTTCGAGCAGGATAGCCTTCAGCTCATCGTATTCCATAACGATAAGAATATCATCAAGGCAAGTTGTTTTCTCTAAAATATCCTCATCATAGTCTTCTGTACGGTCTTTGAAGTTTATACTTGTCACTTCATAGAAGTTGCTGCGGCCAAGACTCTTTTCCTCGGCTGCGATTTTTAGAGTTTTGCCACCCTCTAACTCAGAAAAGCCTTCGTAATCATCGTCGTCATCCTGATTGTTGATCTCAGCATCGAGCCGCTTGCCAAATAGGTGGAAGCTGATTTCCCAGACCTGCACGCCTTTCTTTCGATCTTTGGTGTCAATTACGTTGAACAGTTGACGTTCTTTCGGTGCGAGGCTCTTGATTAAATCTTCATCGGCGTCGGGGTCTTTGGCGAGCTTGGCACGGAAGTCACAAATTGGGCATTTCCCGCCGCTGGTCTTTTTGTTACATACGTAGTTATTACCGTCTGTACCAATATCACGATGTCGCCAGTAGGTTCGTTCATAATGCAGTGCCCCGGCATCAGCATAGGGATTACCCTCACCGACTTCGTATGGGATAATGTCAATCCGTCTGGTCTTTTCATCGCTCAGACTAAACTGCTGGACATTCTCGGGGAGCTTAAACGCCGTCGGTGTAAAATCACCTTTGTGCGTCTCTGCTCTACGGCGAGCTGCGTCTCTTGTACTTCTTGATTTCTTTTCCTTGTTCTTCTTATGCTTTGACATTTTTACTTACTCCTTATTAAATTTTTTACTTGATCTTCTTCCGCTATAATAACCAACCACACCTAACTTAATACAAAGATAGATGAGTATTGGCAATACAATAATTGCTGAAATCGAAAGTAATGCCCAGTCTGTAATGCTCACTATGATTTCTCCTTTTTCCGCCTAACTTTACTCTTGACGCGGGCTGCTTGTTTTTCGATATCACTGACTGCTTCTTTTGACTGCTCTGATGCTCTTGGCGTTGCGAAGTATTTCTGACCGTGTAAATCTACTAACTTTTCCAAAGCTCTTTTACGCTGATCAAGAGAAGTGACGGCAGCTTGCAGAACGCCAATTTTATATTCCAGATTGTTTATGTCGGTTTGAGAGTCTTGGTATGGAGCTGAGTTTATGACTTTGCTGTTAATTAGATTTTCAGTCAGTTTAGTTAAATCGTACTTCTCTGGATTTTCTCTGATGTCTAATCCTACTTCTGCTTCAATCAGCTTAATCTCAGCTTTAGCTGTTCGCAGCTCATCTCGTGCATCCTCAAGCTGTAATGACATATTAAAGAATCGCTTGGGCTGATTAATCCATTCTTCGTCCAAGCAATTCTTATCAATATCAAATACTAAGTCCGGCTCTAATAAGCCCTGCGACGCTAACAATTTTGTTTTTCTTTTATTCATTCGTTCTTCTTTCATAAATTATACTCCTTTTACTATATTATATAGATTTCTCGGCGATTCAGTAAAACTATTTTATTCCTTCAATTACCTCGTAACAGGCAGCGGCCAAACCCGCTAATTTAGAATCATAAAAATTATCTCTAAAAGCATCGATAATTAAAAAGGCACGCCCTGATAAATGCCCTGCTTTTAGTAATTCAGTCTTGCAGCAGGATAATACCAACCAGCGTATTTGCTCGGGCTCTTCACCTTCTGTGGCCTTTAGAATTCTGGCCATTTCTTTCCATGACGTTTTCGGTTTATATAGTAGAGCCTGTACGATTGCGAATGCTTGAGTCTCGGCAGTAACAGCAAGAATGGCTTCAAGCATTTCAGCTTCGGATTCTAAATTAATTATTGCGTTTAGTAATACTAATGCTTGCCGGGCCGAGCCATTACTGTTATCAATAATTTTACAAATTACATCTTGTGTTACTTTTACCTCTTCTTCTTTACAAACAATCTGAAGTAATGCTTGTATGTGAGTTTCTTTTAATGGTCTTACTGTAAATTCTGTACAACGATTTTTTACGGTGGTTTTTAGTTTTTGTGGATCGGTAGTAGTCAGTAGAAAATACACATGACGCGGAGTATCTTCAAGCATTTTTAGAAACTCGTCTTGGGCATCTGAGGTCAATTTGTGGGCTTCATCAATTAACCAGACAAGGCACGAGCCTTTCATGGGAGCCTGCCGCATTCGGTTACCAATAAGTCTTATATCATCAATTTTACGAGGGGCATCTTCGTGGAAATCATATTTAGAGCATTTCAATTTACGACGTACAATTCTGGCCAGTGTAGTTTTACCGCACCCCGAAGGCCCGGTGAATAGCATAGCATGTGGAATATTATCATGCTCAAATATATTATTGAGTTTGGTTACCGTTGTCGGTTGACCATAAATATCTTTTAGCTTTTTTGGTCTATGTTTTTTATATAGTTCCATTATTTATATAATTCCTTCCTTGATTTTTGCTGTGCAATTTGTGCTAAGTTACGTATAGCTTGTTTATAATAAGAGTGTTTTAATTCAATACCTATGGCTTTTCTATTATTTTTTATAGCCACATAAACTTCTGAGCCTATGCCCATAAAAGGTGATAGCACTACATCATCTGTACTGCTCCATAAAGTCATACATCTTTCGATGGTGTCGAGTTGTAGAGGACATATATGCTTTTCATCTTTTTCTGTCTTGCCCTTTCTAAAATTTAGTACTCTTGTTTGCCTTATATCAAACCATACAGGAGATGCATATTGTTGCCATATCCAATGGGATCGTTTATTTGAGCCTTGTTCTTTATGTCTAAGAAAGACGTCAAGTTCTCTTGGAACATTTCTACTACCATAATATTCTATCAGACCTTTTTTATTTTCTATAAACTTAGGATTTTCTCCTCTCTTTCTAAAAGCTATAACATAATCAGGTAGTCCCATTCTACACAAACTTGAGTCTTTTACTATTTGCTTATGAGCTAATCCGATAGCATGTGTTCTTACGGCTGCAATTAGAGGATCTTTCCAAATACAGTGACGTGAGTGAAAAATAAAAGATTCTTTTTGAAACGCTCTTATTATATCACCGGAAAAATCATATAACCCTATAAAATTGGAGGTGCTTTTGAATATAGGTAAGTCCATACAATGAACAGCTATAATTCTACCCGGCATCATTACTCTATTTAATTCTTTTATTAAGAACTGGAAATGTTGAAAAAACTCCTTGTGTGTTTTTGAATTTCCCATATCTGCTATATCATCTGAATACGAATACAGATTAGAAAATGGGGGAGAAAAAATTGAAAACCCAATACTATCTTTTGGTATATCTTTTAATACCTTGCAACAATCTTCATTATATAAGGCATAGCGTTCAGTTATTTTTTGATGTTTCACAACCATTTTGGAATCTCCATTTTTTTAGTTTTTAATTGTATTACTTTCTTACCTGTCTGAAACTCCGACATCTCTCGAATAATACCGTCGTACATTTCGATAGATTGTCTCTCTTTACGTATCATATTATGTAAGATGATAGATTCTCGATTGCTTGCAATTAGGTTGCAGATAACTTCATTCTTTTGTCCGAATCTCCAACATCTTCTCGTCGTTTGATAAAACTGCTCGTGAGAATGAGAAGGAAAGAATGTCATATTAGAACAGTGTTGCCAATTCATACCAAATCCTCCAATGCGAGGTTTGGTAATTAAAATTCTTATGTTTTCTTTTGAGAAATCTATTAAAGCATTTTCTTTATACTCATCACTATTCTTTCCACTTACTTGAACAGAATCTGGTATTATTTTTTCTAACAAGTCACCTTCATCATTTAGATGACACCATAATAAATAAGGTTTATTTTTAGGAACTAAAGACGCTGCCTTTTCACATCTTATTGATAGTGTTCTTCTTTTTTCTGCCCTTTGATTATTTAAACCAACTGCGGGCGATGCGATTAATAAATTTTCCTTGAAATTAGATGTTACTATATGAGATTGAAATTTAAGTGGTGGTAGAATAAATTTACCATCATCAAAATTCAGATCTGAAGGTTTCCTAATAGCTCTTGCCCACGTTGATGCCCATTGCCAAAATACTTTTTTTGCGTGCCCTTTTAGTATCCAAGATTGAGTATCTTTTTTTCCATGTGTAAAAAACATAGCCAGCATCTGAGTTCTTGTCATAGAACCTAATGCCTCTGATGAAGTTCCCAACTCGACGAAGTCATTAGGTGCGGGAGTAGCAGTACATAATAATCTGTATTTAATCTTACTCATAAATTCGGTTATATGAAGTCTGGTCTTTCCATCGAAATTTTTTAGTATTGACGATTCATCGCAGACTACGCCTGTAAAATCAAGAGGATTAAAATATTTTAATCTCTCGTAATTAGTTATATTAATTCCTTTTTTGATAGTACCTGTTTGACTTTTGTTTATCTGAATATTAAATTTTTCTGCTTCTCTACACGTTTGATATGATACTGCTAATGGTGTTATAATTAAAACCTTTTTATTTGTTTTTCTTACAATATTGTCAGCCCATACTAACTGCATTGGTGTTTTACCCAAACCACAGTCTGCAAATATGGCACACCTTCCTTTTCGTATAGACCAATCAACAAGATGTCCTTGAAAATCATACAAAAAATCAGGTGTCCATAAGGGACGAAAGCCATTCATAGAGCCCATATCTTTTTTTGTTTTTAGAAACTTTCTATAGGATAGATTTTTCATTGATTCTTTAGTTTCTCCAAAAGTGCAATCGCTTTTTTAAGTTCTGGTGAATAGTCACCGTCTATGCCTAAATCAGCATCGCCGGTATCTGTATCAAATCGAAATATAGCGTCTTTAATAAACCAATCTAATGTTTCTATGACAGCTTGTTTTAATTTTTCGTCCATATTTTTACCTCTTCTTTCTCGTACCAGCTTTTGCCAAGTGGAGCCATTTCAACTTCTACGGTTAGCGGGACAATAATCCATTTCCAGTGCTTACGTATTTTTTCATAAATTATTTCATGAGCAATTTCCAAGTACTCATCAACCTCATCCTTGTGTATATCGCCGACTATACTATCGTGAATTTGTCCTATGATTAAGGATTTCATTTTACGACGGTTCATTTCTTTTTGTAATTTTATTAATGACCACAGCAACCAGTGAAACGCCGAACCTTGAATAGGATAATTAACAGCTTGCTTTCGATCTAAATTTCCTGCGATTGTAAAACCAGTAAGCGTTTCAAAGTATCCTTTTTCTTGGTATGCTTCCCACCAATTTTTCTTCCACTGATTATAAACTCTAAATCGTTTATTCCAGAAATCATACTCGACTCTTTTTAGATGTG